CCTAAAGCTCGTGGCCCAAACTCTGCTCTACCATTAACTATAGCAACTACCTCACCTCTTAACAACTTAAAAGCACATTCTTCAGTAGTCATAGTGTTATTAGCATGAATACCTAGGTAGGCGTTTTCCCAAAGCGGTCTATCAATCAGAGCAGCAGCTCCTAAAGCACATCCAGCATCTCCAGCAGCTGGTTGAATAGCTATATCACAAAAAGGAGTATTAGTAAGTAACTTAGTATTTGCTACACAATTTAAAGCTACACCACCTGCATAGGCTAGGTTAGTAAAGCCAGTTTCTTTAAATAACCATTTAGCTAAATTAATTAAACACTCTTCTAATACTGTTTGTACGCTAGCAGCTATATCCCAATCTAAAACTCCTGAACCTATACCTCTAGTTAAATCTGGTAGTACAGTATATTCGCCTAGTTTAGTATTTATTACACGCTCTTTAATATAGTCAGCCCATTTAGGAGTTCCATAAGCAGCGGCAGCCATTACTTGTGATTCATCAGTTAAAGGAGTTAATCCCAAAAATTTAGTAGCTGTAGAATAGAATAGCCCCAGAGAGTTAGGATATCTGAATTGCTTTATCCAAGTAATATATCCATTCTCATACACTCCTAAAGAAGTAGAAAACTTACCACCTACAGTATCTACTACCATTACTGCACACTTATCCCAGTCAGTAGTAAGTATAGAACTCATAGCATGAGCTTTGTGATGATCTACTAGTACTGGTGTGGCTTTAGTATATTTTTTTATATCTGTTTTAAACTGTTTATAAGTAGTTTCTTCATAAAATACAGCATGATCAAAGTCGTCATGAGCTTCGCGTAACCAAGAAATAGTATTCTTAGGAAAGCTATTGTCATATTTTTTACGGGAAAAACGCTCCTCATGAGAAGCCGCTATAATCTTACCGTCTCTTATATAAGCTGCAGCACTATCATGATGATAGCAACTTACTCCTAGTGTTCTCATCAAAGTACCTATTAAATGCTATTTTTAAATGTTTTTTAGTTTTTGTATTATAGTCAGGGCTTGCTACAAAATCTACTAGTGCCCATCTATTTTTCTGTACTAAGGGCTGAATTCTGTGTACCATAAAACAAGGAAATAATACAGATTTTCCAGGTTTAGGATATATTCTAGCTAAAATTATGTTGGGCTCAGGAGCTGAAAAATCTGTTTGTTCAACTCTATCCCCATCAGGACTCCAAGAACCAATCTCAAGTGGTTGACCATCTGTAAGATATATAATATGGGTCCAAAATCTTTTGGCTCTAGCAGTTGTTAATCGTTTATCTGCATAATCTAAATTATCAAAGTGCCATTCATAGCCTTCTCCAGGCCTAAGTAATATAGCTTTTTTACTACCAATATCAGAATACCATTGATGTCCAAAATACTGAATATTATTTTCACAATGTGCTACGATCTTATTAGCAGCTTTAGCTACAGTATCATTAAAGCCAATTTCTATAATATCTACCCAGTTTGGGTCAATGTAATCTTCCATCTATCATATACCTCCGCTGCCAATAAAGGAGCAAATACTTGATGACCTGCCTGACTCATATGCCCTCTACCATCAGGGAATCTCTTTGTAAGATCTCTCATATAATAGCGCCATATACAAGGACTATCCTCAATTAATGGATGATCAAGCATATTAGGTCTATAAATAGGTATCATCATCAAGTTACTGGCATTAGCTTCCCCTAATACAGCTTTTATAAAAAGTGCAGCTGTACGCTCATACCAAGCCATACGAGTCATCTTTTTAAACCAAAGATCTCTAGTAAGATCACCCCACACATCTCCCTCACCCCAAGGATAAGGCAGCAGGTAGTTACCATTTCCCATAGGATCGGCACGATGATGGTGCCCAATTAACCAAATAACTTTAAATCTATTGACAAGATCATTAGATAGTATATACTCAGCTTGTGCGTCTAGTGAAATTCCCATATGTTCTTCACGGTTTTTTAAACCTAACATGTCAAATGCGGGTCTAGGTGCTTCTAATGAAGGTATAGACCATGAATTACCAACTACAAAGATATCTTGATTAATGCTCATTATTTCCTGTGGTGATAGCTTTACACAAGGCGAAGGTCTTGAAAAGCAAGAGCAAGCGTATCCTTATATAGTAGCTAATCAGTTAAAAGCTGAAGTTAAAAATCTTGCGCAAAGTGGCGCTTCTGAATATCTTATTACATCACAAATAGAGCAAGCTGTCAAGTTAAAACCTGATTTAATTGTTATAGGGCATACTAGCGAGTATAGATGGCAAACATGGGATTTTAGAAACGATCAATGGCAAGGATTTTTAGTAGCTAATCATGTATTAGAGAATGAAAAATATTATAGAAATTGGGTTCTATCAGAGCAATTACTGTCTAATAAGCGTAAAAATACCAAAGAGCATAGAGCTGCTTGGCATGCTGCTGGTATGTTATATTTCTCTGATGAAGAGTTAGTTACTCGTTTATGGAGTGGTGCAGTATCTAAGCAAATACTACTATGCGCAAGAGCTGGCGTACCTGTAGTACATCATTGTTGTTTTCCTCATCTACAACCAGAGCTAGTACAGCTAACAGATGATTTTGTAACTTTTCACTTAGATATTGAAAAAAGAAAAGACCCTGCACCAGATAACTCTCATGCAGGGTTTATGAGTCATTTAAAATTAGCTAAACTTATCGTGAACAAAACTCAGCAAACTCTTTAATTTCTTCCCACTTAGCATCTTCATCTTCTAGATTCTGTTTACGCACTAGATTAGCTACTTTAGTAATAGTAGTGACTGGGATATCATACTGTTCTTTGATATCTTTTTTTAGTGCAGCAATAGCTTCGCGGATTGAGTCAGCTTGAATAATCAAGTCTACAATTCGGTTAATTTCGTTCTTAATTTCTTTTTTAATTGCGTCGTCCATGTATTTTCCTATTTTACTATTTTAAAAGTTTGTCTTAGTTTCTCAGGTTTACGTCTAATTAATTTTTGTTCAGATAGAGCTTCTAGTATGTTTTTGAAAAGGCTCATACTAATTTTAGTAGTGTCTTCTTCTGCTTCTGTATAACGAACTAGTATCTTTTGGTGTAGAATGTTCAAAGCAGCTACTACGTTAGCAGAGCCAATTACTCTGCTACCCTTGAAGTCACCTTCAAGTCTGCTATCTACTAGCTCCCACACACAATTTTCCCAAACACTATAGTTTTCATCATCAAATACCTCGATAGGCATTCCACGTAAAACTTTCCATACTATTTGAACTAGTTCATCAATGTTATACGGTTTCAATAGAATAATCCTAAGGTTGTTAGTCGGCCAACCAGTCATCACGATGATCACGATTGTAAAACCACATGATAGCTTTGGACATAAGTGTAGCCTGTAGTTCTTGAGGCTGCTGCAAAGCCTGTTCAAACTCACGTTTGAATAGCAGCCAAGGATTACGTAACGATGTTACTGGCTTGATCGAGCCGACATCTCGCTGGTTCCAGTGTTCACAACGCTTGGAAAAAGCTGGACTTGTGCAGAGTGTGAGTTCATTTTCGTGCAACTTAGGTTGCAACATTGTATATAGCTCTTTAAAAGCTACGCTTTTCTCGCTGTCACTCAACTGTGAAACAGCTACTCGACGAGCGTTACGTACTAGATCACGATAGGCATTACGTGCAGTAAGCTTGAAAAACATTTTTTCTTCCTCTTATTAATAGCATGAATTGGTGGGATTGGTCAATTATTTTTTCATTTTAATTGTACTAGAATATAGACGTTCTAGAATTCGCCTAAACTCAGCAAATAGATTGAGTTTATCATCCTCTTCTGTGATTAGTCTAGAGTGTAATTCATCTAGATCAGTTAAAGCACGTTCGAAAGGGGATCTATGTTTCATTACTTGATTCTTTTATTAGAGTTAATTAAACAGTGAGTTAAATGTAACGTATTTTATAGCACTAAGCAAGAATTATTCTATCTCAGTAAAACTTTGAGATATATGCTTCTCGCTCTAGAGATAACAGTATAAACGCACGAACACGATTTATACAGCTAGTAAGATTGAGGTGAGCAACTAACTTGTAGTACTCAGTTTCAAAAACGCTATAGTCTGTAGAGTATAAAGCGTCTACATTAATATTATAAGCTAGCGGGCTGGGACTTGGTTTATAGTATTCTTTAGGCATATTCAATCTATTCCTAGTTCCATATAGCCATATATGAGGCTTACTATCTAACATTAATAGATTATCATCAGTAGGATTTGCGTGCTTACCATGGTTATATATGAACATATACTTATTTATATAAGCTTTGGAGCTAATCCATTCATTTATTAATAGTTTAACACTAGGATTACGAAAATATCCTACAGTATGGTAAGAGCAATAGCTAAATTTCCAGTTATTTAGTTTATTTCTTCTATGAGCATAAGCGTCTATATTAAATACAGTTTGTAGTTCTGGTAAATCTAAAGGATGAGCTATAAATTCTGGAGTCATTTGTTGAAAGTTAGGATTCCAGTACACTTCAGGATGCGCTGCTAGTATACGATATATAGCACTACCACGCATACCTGGACTATACCATAGAACCATAAGCTTATCTAGCATACTACTAATCTTTATATATGAGTCAAGAATGTAGGAGGATAATCAAAACCATCATTTGCCCAAAAGGTGTGCTCATTATACCAACGAAACATAGGTAGACGAGACCAATAATAATTAATGCGGTCTACACAAGCATTATATTCAGTAAAAAATGGACGATCTAGAGAAAGCATATCTCTTGCTTCTTCCATCCATGCATGGGCAAGCCAAGGATTCCAACGAGAGACATTTTCTGCTTCACGAATAGTGCGACCAAAACTCCAAACAACATATCCTGGAGCTGTGTATTTATTAGGTAGACTTTGTTTTTTAGCCATGAGCAATTCCTTTAGTATCTAAGATGTGGTAATAATGATCTACAATATCTACAACCATGCGAGCGGCAAAGAATTCTTCGCCTTTATTTACCATCTCATAGTAGTCTGTTAGCGCTGAGTAACAGTCTTCATTCTTAGCAGATAGATTCTGTAGTACGTCAATAGCTTCTTGTAGTTTAGGGCGTTTATGCATTATTAACCTTTATTATTTGTATACATTACTTATAATAGTTGATATTTAGTCTATTTAGCAAGCAGTAAGTTAATTATCATGATAGCTTTAGTAAAACTTTGATATATATGCTTCTCGTTCTAGAGTTAACAATATAAACGCACGAACACGGTTTATGCAGCTAGTAAAATTAAAATGAGCAATTAACTTATAGTACTCTGTCTCAAAGGTAGTATAGTCTGTAGAGTATAAAGCGTCTACATTAAGATTATAAGCTAAGGAATTATAACTTAAATTGATGTAGTGTTTATCTACACCTAACCTGTCTATAGTACCATAAAGCCATATATGAGGCTTATCATCTAAAGTTAGTAAACTACTATCTTTATACATCTCAGCTGGATGACTCATTACAAATAATTTTTTATCTAAATAAGACTTAGACGCAATCCACGCTTTAATTGCTTTATAGGTGTTAACATTATCTATATCTATACGACCAGTAGTATGATAAGTTGTGTATGCAAACTGTAAGTAATTAATATTCTCTATACGACCTGTTACATTTTTACTAGCATCTGGAGAATTAAAGCCTGCCACAGATTCTGGTAAGTCTAAAGGATGTTGTAATATTTCGTGGGATGATTGTTGAAGTTTATAATTCCAATACACCTCAGGATGCGCTGATAGTATGCGGTATACAGAGTTACCCCGCATAGCCGGCCAATACCATATAATAATAGCTTTTTTTTTAATTATCTTATTATAGTCTATATCCATATTATAAATACTTACTTATCAAAAAAGCTAGGATCATAATAATGAAATTTACGTAAAGATTCTTGTATTTCTAATGTTTTTTTTATATATACCCATACTCTATCTATTTGAGATGTTAAATTAAAGTATTTTATTACTTTAATATATTCTGATTCAAAATTATCATAATTTTCAGAATACAGCATATCTATATTAACGTTAAAAGCTGCAGGTATACTAAGAGGTTCTATATAAGTAGAGTCAAATAAAGGTCTATTGAGCGTACCATACATAAATACAAACGTTTTATCATTATTGTATAATTTTTGTATGATTCTATCTATATGCGGTCTATGTGTTTTTTCAGGAGTATAGTGACTTACTAAAAACAATAGTTTGTCCTGATAGTGTTTTTCTCTAATATACGGCAATAAAGCAGTAGTTTCTAAGATATGCATTTTATTTCTAAAGTTAGTAAAAGCTGCATATCTATACATATCCTCATAACGACCTAATCCAGTTATGCGGCATAGCTCATCTTCTGTAGCTAAGGAATCATATTGACTAGCTTTAAAATAAGAATCACTTTTATATTCTAAGTTATCTGGTAAGTAATAAACTTCTTTATGTGCTTGCATTATATTACAAAAACTATTTCCTCGCAACCCAGGATCAAAAAATATAGGAAAAACTTTATTTTTAAATTGTGGAGAAAATAAAACACTATCTAACATTTTTTCTAGATATTGGTCTGCATTTTTACGTGTAGATATATACTTAATTTGTTCAATATGCTTATCTTGTATTTGTTCTTCTATCCACTGCATTAGTAGCATAAACTCCTTAATGGATTGATTGATAAAAAGTAAACTTTTTATTGACTAATTGATACTATCATACTATAATTATAACATGTATGCAAGTGAAAAATATGTTCGACATGAAGTCAGAGAACTTCGTAGTTTAGTAAATGAATCATCTTCTGATTTAGGAGCTGATATAAAATATTTGTTTTCCCTTATGCAGGGGT